ACCACCACCTCGTCAACCTCGCTTCGCTCGGTTGAGCGCGCCGAGCCAAAACCGAAACGGTCGAAGGCTCGGACGGCGATCGGCGAGAACCAGGGGCCGACGAACGCCGACGCCAGGGCGGCCCTCGATGCCGGGCTGGGCGTCCAGCAATCGCTCGCCCAATGGCAAAAATTTCGGGACTATCACCGGGCCAAGGGCTCGCTGATGGCCGATTGGTCGGCTGCTTGGCGAACGTGGCTCGGGAACATGGGCCAGTTCCAGGCTCGAGCCGGGCCGAAGCCCATAACAGCAGCCGACATGCTCGCCTCGATTTACCGGGAAGAAGCCGATGAACGCCAGCAAAACCAGACCGAAGGCAATTTTGGAAATGTTTCACGCCTTCCCCTCGCTTCGCCTGACCGGCGAGCCGCTGGCGATGACGCTATCGAAATTTTTGGAGGTGACGGCGATTTACTCGGACGCCACGGTGGTTGAGGCGTGTCGGTCTATCGCTCGCCGTGACTGCGCCTTTCCGCCGTCTGCCGGCGAGCTGCGGGCCGAGTGCGAGCGGGTCCATGTGCGGACGGCGCCGCCCGCTCTGCCGCCGCCTCGGGGACATCATGCAGCGGACAAAGTGGATCCAAAAATCAGGGCGATGGTTGCTGCGTCTTTCCAGAAGTTCGCGGCGGATCTGAAACACGAAACGGGCGTGTCCCGCGACCGATTGCCAGCACTCACCCGGGAAGCCGCTTCGGCGCGGCTGGTTTCTCAAATCGGGCAAGCGGCGTTCGACGCGCTGCCGGATCGCAAAGGGGGCTGACATGGAACTGGCGGCGGGGTGGATCGGCGGAATAACGGATTTCGAAACGCTGCGCCTGGCATTGGCGCAACGCAAGCGTGATTTGCGCATGTCCAATCTTGAGCTCGATCACCTGGCCAAGCTGCAAAGCGGCTACACCGGGAAGCTGATGTGTGGCATAAAGCGGCCTGGGGACATGAGCCTGCCGGCGCTTTTGGGGGCGCTTGGGGCTGAATTAGTCCTGATACCGAGCCGCGCCAAGGATAACCCGGAAAGTCCCGGAGAACATGGGGCGGCGCTTGGCGGTTTGAAGAAAGTTCTATCCGCGCGGGGTAAAAAGGGAGCCGCAAAGCGGTTTCTTCGAACCACAGCCGAAGAACGGTCACGGCACGCGAAGAAAATGAACCGGGTCCGCTGGGCAAAGGCTCGCGCCAAGAAACGGGCGGAACGTGAGGCGGCCATTTTGCCTGTAAAATCGGTACGTCATGCCCGTACCGTTGCAGAACCCGTTTCCGCATGACAGATTAGCGTGTTGCTCGTCGGCGGTTTCTCGGCGCCGATAGAGTAGAGCCCGGCGTCTGGCGGCGTCGGGCTCATTTTATATTAGAAATGCCTGATGTTCAGCGGGCTGGGTTGTGGCCCTGATAATAGGTGATCCCGTTGGACGTGTAGGATTGCCCGGATCGGCCTTGGTTGTCCTGATAATAGGTAATCCCGCCGGCGTCGTATGACTGCCCTGACGCGCCTCGGCTGTCCTGGTAATAGGTCGTTCCGTTCGAGGTGTAAGACTGTCCGCTGTCGATGCTGACTTGGGCGGCGGCGGGTGAGGCGGCAAGGATCGCCGCAAGCGTAATTGTTTTCTTCATGGCTGGTTCTCCAATGAGCGGGCAAAGCTACGCCCCGCACGCCGGTCTGGCAAGCGGGGCGCGTGGTTGTCAGAATTCCCGGAAGCCCGGGCCAAATTCTACGGTGGGCCTCTCCTTGTCGCGGGGCGCGCGTGGGTGAGGGTAATTGATCCATTGGGCATGCATCCTGGCGGCCTCCGCAATGCGCTCGTCAAGGCTCGCCCTGGCGAGTTTACGCTGCCTTTCAATAAAAACCTTGTGCGCGACATTTGCGAGATTGGCGGCCACGGCGAGCGCAGTCATTGATACGGCAAAAGTCAGCATGACAGGGCCTCCGTTTCGAGTATGGCTAGCCGGGCGGTGCGCTCGATTACTCGGGCTCCGTATTCGAGCCGCGCCCATAAAATGGCGTGATCGATATGAGGGAAGCGCAAAGCAACCCTGCGCCATTTGTCGGCGCTGCGGCTGCGGCTGTAGGGCGTGAAGGACAAGCCTTCTTTTACTATCCTGATCTGCATGGCGGGCGCTCCTGTGGCGCGCGGTGGGAATGATGCGGCTAAAACAGGCGTGGCGCGACGCCCTGCGGCTGGTCTTCGGTCTCCAAGTCAACGTCAACGGGGTTTCCGTCTTCATCGTAGACCTTGAAGCAAGTCGCAATCGCTCGAGGGTCGCGCATGATTTCCAGCGCTTTGCGGGCTGCATCGCGTGGGCTGTCTGCCTCAAGGTCGATTGACCATTCGATGTAATAGTCGGCCATTGTCTTTCCCTCGGTGTGTGTTTCCTGCTGGCGGGCAGGGAAGCTGATCGCTTCCGGCATGGCGCGGCCGTGGTGTGGTCGCGCCATCGGGGAAGGGGTCAGGCGTTCTTTAATTCGTAGCGTTTCGGGGCGTTTGGATTGCCGCTATCTTTCCACCCTGGGAATGTGCGGCCGAAGATTTCCCGCGTCGCGGCTATTTCCCAAAATGTAACATTCGGGTCGCGTGTCGTCGGCATAATGTCCCGCCTGTCGCCATATAGCGCCGCGAAAAATTCGCCTTCGCTTACCGTCTTAAATTCGTTCATCTTCGTCTCTCCTTATTTGTGGTAGGTCGCGCCCAGTGGGGGCCGGGCGCGTTCGTGGCTTTACTCGGCGGCCATCGGTAGCGGCTGCGCGATGGTGAGTTCGCGAAGATATTCGGCCGCCTTGCTCGCCTGGCTGGCGGCGCTCACGATTGCGCTTTCGTGGTTGGCGAGGAACTTTGACCAGTGTTCGATATAAGCCGCGTCTGCGCCTTCATTGTTGGCGATGCCGAATTCCGCGCAAAGGAAGGCGCTGCCCAGCTCGGCGACAAGCTCTTCGAAGGAATAACTTTCATCGCCGAATTTCTTCGCGGCCTTGTTGGCGTCGCGGTTCAAGCGATGCTCTGCGCCGGTCCAGTGGGTAAGCTCATGGAAGGCGGTCGCGTAGTAATTGCCGGCGCTGGTGAACGTCTCGAAAGCGGGGAGGTTGATATAGTCGAGTTTGCGGGTCCAGTATGCGCGTTGTTCGTTGTGGCGAATGTCTGCGCCGGTCAAAGCAAGGAATTCGTCAATCTCCGGGTCGCGGTCTTCCGTGTGCTGCGGCTTGAATGTGGGTTCGATCTTCTCAGGCAAGTTCTCGCATTGCGCCACGTTGAAGACGGTGAAGGATTTCAAAAACGGAATGCGGCGCTTTAAGCCGGTTTCTTCGTCGATCTTCTCGATGGCTGAAACATAGACGACGGTTTCGCCTTTCTCGCCTTTGCGGACATTTCCGCCGGCCTCTAAAGCCTGCTTGAAAGTGAGCCAATGCGGGCGGCCGAAACCGCTATCCTGCGAGCGCGCCCAAAGCAAAACGACATTGACGCCAGAGTAAGCGCGGCCGGTCGCGGCATTGCGCGGCATGATGCCGAAGCCCTGGCCGCTCCAAGGCTGTTTCCAGGGGACAACGCCATTCGCGAGCTGCGCCAAAATGCGGTCGGTAACTTCCTTGTAGAGATTGCGGGCCATGTGGGGTTCCTCGGTGTTGTGACGCTGGCGGGCGTCGGGGTTCAATAATCGCAATGGAAAGCGCGGGCTTCCTGCGTGCGGTGTTCTTCCCTGAGTGATTTCAGGCGCTCGGCGCTGTAGGGCGTCCATGTGGACACGGTGCGGGCTTCGTCGCCTTCGGCGCGGCAACGCTGGCAGAATGCTTGCGGGTGGCCGCTATGGTGTATTCCAATCCAGAGCGCGGGCTTTCCGCATTCGTGGTTGTAGGTTCCGTGATTTGAATTTGTGCAAGTCATAGCGGGCCTCAAATGAAAAGCTGCACAAGGGCGGGGAATGCGACGGCTGCGGCCATCGCGGCGAAGATGCAAATGAGGGTGTCGAGGGGGTTCATGTCAGCGCCCCTTGTGGAAGTTGGCGCGACGGATGGCGCGGGCGGTGCGACGGCGCGGGCGGCTGTCCATGTATTCGGCAACCATCCAAAAGACTGCGGTGGCAAGCACAATGCCGATAACGACAAGGGCCGTAATCGTGTCGATGTTTTGCGGTGTGATGGTCATTAGCTTGGTTCCTCGGTTCGGCTGGCGGGCCGGTCGGCGCTTGATTGCGTCGATGTAGAAAGAATACAGCGAACGTAAAATAATTACACACTAGAACGGGCAGGACTTGCGTGTCTTATGGGTAGGTTTCGGGTGGGAAATGCAGAACCGCAAAAATCCGCAATTTCTAAATGCGGGCAATCGTGCGGGTGCGCGAATTTTCGTACGATTAGGAAAATATCCATGCAATATCAGCTATTTAAATCGTGCGGGTTTCCGCAAAAGTCCGCAAAACTGGTTTGCGGGCTCATGGCTCGCGGGGTTTGCGTCTAGGTTGGGCGTATTCTTCGGGTATTTCGAGCCCGGCGAGTTTCATCCAGCCAATTACGCCGGACACTGGCACCCCGTAGCGCGCGGCTGCCTGGCGGGGGGTCATTTTCCCGCGATTGATCTTTGAGAGCATGGTTGCACGGTCTGGGTTCTTCTGAGCGACGATGCGGGGCATGGGCCGGCCTTCTTCGTAGGGTGTGGATCGATCTTCGGGGGGTGGCTTCATCGCCTTGGCCACGAGCCCGGAGACGATCTGCCTGCGCGCTTCTGCGGCTGCGGCCGGGTGCACCCAGCGCGCTACGCTTTGGCGAGCCACGCCGAGGGCGGCCGCAATCTCTGCCTGGGTGGCTTGGCCAGTCTCAATCAGGACGGCAAGGGCGGCGCGGTGACGGCGATCAACCATCCGACAAGGTGCGCAATCCTGCTGACATTTGTCAGCGCACCATGTTTCTTGTCAAGTCGAATCAAAGCCTGCAATCACTTGTAAAACAAAGGTATAACACCACGCACCTCAATGGTGCGTTTCGACAATCAAAAAAAAAGGCCACAACAGTACCGTCCTGAGTGAGCATAGCGAATGAAGGGGGAGACAAGGGACATGACAGCCCAACCAGCAAGTGAAGGCGCGACAACAGGAAGCGCCGTAACGAGCCCGAAGGCTGTTGCAAAGAGGCCAAAGGCAACACTCGGGCCGCTCACTGAACTGCACCCCAAGCATCGGCTGCTGATCCATTACATGGTGCACGGCGTAGATAAGCCGCACCTGCTTGATTACCTGTATCGAGCCACGCCAACAGAAGACGATCCTGATGCGCGCCGACCCCTCAAGGTGCGCGAGCCGCTCCGCCTGGAAGAAGCCGCCGATGTGCTGTTCATGCGCCATCGCCACGCTCGCCACTTGTTCAAGCAACCTGTCTTCCAAAAAGAGCTGGCCGCCCAACTCGAAACTCTCCGAGACGGTGCAAAGGCTCGCGCCATGCATCGCATAATAGAGCTGATCGATACACCAGGAGAAGGCAAGGCAGCCGATCGGAAGGTCCAGCTCCAAGCCGCTCAAGCCGTGCTCGGTGATGCAGTCGGACAGCCGCCAGCTTCCCCCACAGTCAATGTCAGCGTCGGGGTGAGCATGGCCGCCGGCGTGGTCGTCCGCCTCCCAAGCGGAATAGCCAAAACCCCCCTCGAACTGCAAGCCGTCAACGAAAGCGACCACGATGCAGAGTGACCAACCATCCACCGATCAAGCCATCCTGCCTGCAAACCTGCCCGTGGATGCTGATGCCGCGGGGGTGGTGCCTAATCCGAGCGCGAGTGAGCCGGCAAACATTCCGGAGCCCAGCGTTGACGCGATTGAGCGCATGAGACGGAAGATGGCGGCCGAGACGATGGAGATGCAAGACCGGTTCAATGGCGGGCTGATTGGCAGGCAAGAGGGCGGCGTGTAGCATGGCGCTGTCACACGTTCAATAGATACGCCAGTGGGTTACGTGCATGGCACACAGCCACGCAAGCTGGGGATGGGCAGGGCAGGCGCTGGGCGCTGGGGCGTGGCCGTGAGCCGGTGAGCCGGGAGAGCCTGGGCGATCGTGCCCGCGAGGCGGGGGGTGGGGGGAAAATGCAATCGAATTCCATGATCTCCTGCCACCCCCGCACAACATCCCCCCCTGAAACATTTGGGCATGTAATTTTTTTTTATGGTTGGCTGGGGGATTGGATGGTTGCTATTCCCCGCGCGCTTTGGCGAGCGCGGCGCGGGCGCGGCGGAGGTCGCCAAGAGTGATCGGCTTATTGTTCAACTGAACAATTGGCCAATGGTCTATGTCAGGGCCAAGCGCCATTTCTTTTCGGTTGTCTGCCTGTTTCGCGAACGGCTCCAGCACCGCCGCGAGTTCTTCGATCATGTCTGCCATGCGGTCAACGAGGTCGCCGCTGTCGAGAAGGTCCACCTCATCTTCTATGGCTCGGGCTTCTTTGCATATTGGATAGCTCACGGCGTCTCTCCCCAATTTGCATTGAAGCCACTTTGCGCATAACAGCCGAGACTCTTTTGCTCGTATGTGTGGCCCGGCATGGTTCGCTCTAGCGCCAATGACGCGCGGTAATCGCATTCTCGCGAGCATATGTAACCGCCGTAGAAATTGACTTTACACTGTTCACCTGTTCTTGGGTGGAAAGCCGGGCCGCCTTTGTAATAAGGCTTCCCGTTGAGCTTTAAACCACAATGGCGGCATTCTGCGGCATCACTCACGGCGTCTCTCCCAGCTTGCGTATGGCGTCGAGCAAGTCGTCTGCTTCTGGATACATGCGCTCGGTCAGCGAGACGCATTCATCGATCACGGCCGAGCGGGCGGCGGCGCGCTCGGCTTCTGTCTTCTGCAAACGATCAACCACTCGGTCTAATTGTTCGGAAACGCCTTCTGCATCATGGCGCTCGGCGGCGAGTTCGGCGCGGATGGCAATTAGATCCGCCCTTGCCTTTTTGGCGCTGGCATTTTCTTCGTCGGCTATATCGCTCCAGAGGGTTTCGCCGCCGTTGTCATCGAAACTGTTCGCGGCTTCCCACCATCTCTGTTTCTCAGCATTAGCGGCTGCGAGTTCGGCTTCTGCCTTTCGGCGCATGTCGTCTGAATAGAGCGCGTTCACTCGCTCCGCTTCATACTTTCTGTGCGCGGCGGCGAGTTCGGCGCGTAGTTGCTTACGTTCTGCGATGTAGTCGAGTGTCCGCTTTCCCGCTTCATCAAGCGCGTTGTTGGCGGCGGCGAGTTCGGCGGTCAGGCGCTCGATCTCCGCGTCTCTCGGATCGGCGGCGGTTGACACGCGCTCTCTCAGCCATTCGGCTCTGTCGTCGGGGTTCCCGAAAAATAGTTCGCGCATATCAGCCATTGTCACCATCCTAAAATCTGTCGGCTGCGTTCGTCGGCGGCTCGGTGGCCGGGTTCTGCTTTGGCGACGACTTTCGGTTTGCGCGAGAAAGATATGCCCAGCCGCTTGCCTCTGTGCGCGGCGGCGGAACGTGAGACGCCCAGGCGCTTCGCGATCGCGGCACTTGAGTAACCGGCGCGGGCCAGCGAAACAAGCTCTGCAAGTTTTTCCTCTGTCCATTTGAACCGCATTCTGTCCCCTCAATGGCATCCGTTGATTACGTAGAAATACACACCCAGCATGGCGACCGTGACCGATAGCCAAAACCAATCCCAAATCGTCCATTTGATCCGCATGGCCTGCTCCTGTGCATGTGTAAAAAAACTACTTGCGCCGGGGAAAGTCAATCTGTAAAAAAATTACATCAACTGGTTTGGAGGCGGATATGGGGTTTCGTTACACGCTTGCAAAGACTGAAAGGCTGTTTGAATTCCTGGCGGTCCTGCCAACGTCGGTCAAGGTTGTGGGGTCGCTGGGGTGCGGCGAAATAGGGACGGTAGCTTTTGTCCTCGAAAGCCCGCATTGGCCGGACGATCCGGCCGACCACGATCCCATGCGGCAAGTCGTGGTTAAGGTTGACGATCGGGCTAAAGCTCTGACGCGGACTGTCACGATCGAGGAAGTCTCGCCGATCGTCGGGGCGGGGGCCAAGGGTATTATCCTGCCGGGCAACGGGTAAAATTCCTACTTGCGCTGTGTAAAAAAATTACTTACGTTAGTCTGGCCTGGCCGTCCGAATTGTCGCCGGATGGCGCGCGTTCCTGCAGCCGCAGGATAGGACGGCCGGGCGGTCATACCAGCGAGAGGTTCAAATGGTTGCTGCAGTTACCAAATACCGGGCCGCCGACGGCAAGGAATTCGACACGAAGGACGAAGCGACGGCCTATGAGGCGCGAGGGCAGTTCTCGGTGCTGACAAGTCTGTCGGAAGCCGACATTGATGCTGTTCTTGCCGGCGTCCCGGACGCCAAGGCCATTGCCGACGCGATCGAAGTCCTCGGCTCCAAGCTGGCGCGGCGTCGCATCAAGGCCGGCGACAAGAAGCGCGAGCGCAAGACTTCCGCGGCTCCCCTCCAGCAAGCGGCGGAATAGTCATGGAAACCTGGCAAGCGCGGATCCTCGTCGAAAAGCACGAATTAGATGAACGCATTCGCCGCTTGCAGGAAATCCTGACCCATATTCAAGATCTGGAAAATCTCCAGCGCGATCTGATGGCGCGGCAACTTGGCTACATGAAAGCCTATTCGTCCACTCTGCGCGACCGCATCGCGGCTCTCGAGGAACCGGGCGAATGATTGATCCCTTCGGCATCATCAAGGCTATGTGTGCCGCGGGGCTTGCCTTCTTTGTCGCCCGGTTTCTTGGGTTGTGCGTGGTGTATCTGATCGACGGGTTCTCGAACGTTCCGTGAGGCTGGCATGGCAACGCAACCGGGTCTTTACGCCATAGCCATCGGGAGCGCGTTCGATCCGGAAATCAAATGCCGCGGCTGGTATGCGCGCCACAAGGGGGCGTGGGAAGTCGTTGCAAAGGATGGCTTTCGAACATGGATGCAGCTCGACGTGGCGGAAACCATCGCGTCCGAACTGCGCTACAAATATCCGACCATGATATTCGCCATTGCGAGAGCGGCAAAGACTGATGCGCAAAATTAGCGTCCTTGTGGCTTGTGAATTTTCAGGGGTTATTCGCGACGCTTTCCTTGCCCGCGGCCACGATGCCATTTCGTGCGATCTTCTGCCGACCGAAAGCGATGGCCAGCATTATCATGGCGATCTGTTCGATGTGATTGACTATCCATTTGATCTGGCGATCTTTCACCCCGAATGCACCCACCTGTCAGTCAGCGGCGCCCGGCACTTTGCCGACAAGCGCAAGGATGGCCGGCAACATGCGGCGGTTTCGTTCTTCATGCGGATTGCCCGGCAATCGGCTCATATCCCATGCGTCGCTATCGAAAATCCCGTCTGCATCATGTCGAGCCTGTGGCGCAAGCCCGACCAGATAATCCAGCCGTGGCAGTTCGGGCATGGCGAGACGAAGGCGACTTGCCTGTGGCTCAAGGGGCTGCCCATTCTGACGCCGACGAATATCGTTGAGGGGCGCGACCCGCGCATTCACCATATGTCGCCCGGCCCGGAGAGGTGGAAAGAGCGAAGCCGCACGTTCAAGGGGATCGCCGACGCAATGGCCGACCAGTGGGGGGCTCATGCCGGTAATTGAATTCGACGCCGCGGGCCGTCGTATCTATGAGCCTGATGGCCGGGTGCTGGCAGAATATCTCGTTGACCGGCGGCATGTGAGCGTGATCCGGGGGCCAATCGGCTCGGGGTCTTCGTCCTGTTCCTGCATGAAAATCGGCATGATCGCCGCCGAGCAAAAACCCGGCGTCGGCCCCGGTTTCCAAGGCAAACGCGTGACCCGCTGGGCGGTCGTCCGCAACACCTATTCGGAGCTGCGCGACACGACGTTGGCGACGTGGCTGTTTTGGTATCCCGAGGAATTGTATGGGCCGCTGATCCGCTCGCGCCCGATGATCCACAAAATGCGCTGGGCTGATGTCGAATGCGATGTCTACTTCCTTGCGCTCGACAATGACGATGACATCAAGAAACTGCGATCGTTTGAGTTCACCGGCTTCTGGTTCAACGAACTGGAATATATCCCGAAAAGCATCTTCGATGAAGCCGAAAGCCGGACGGGCCGCTTCCCGCCGATGTCTGCCGGCGCGGCGACTTGGGACGGCGTGCTGGGCGACATGAATGCGCCGACCGAGGAACATTGGCTGCCACGCATGACGGGTGAGGCGCCATACCCGGATGAAGTCAGCGAAGACGTGCGGCACTATTGGCCGGAAGATTGGGGCTATCACGTCCAGCCACCGGCCCTGATCGAAGTCCTGGCGCCTGACGGGCGCACGATTAACGATTATGTCGTCAACCCGTCGGCCGAAAATCGGAAGTGGCTCAAGGACGGCTACTATGACGAAAAGCGCCGCGGCAAGTCCAAGGCCTGGATTGATAGCCGGCTGATGAACCGCATTACCTTCGTCACCGAAGGCGATCCGGTCTGGCCGATGTTCCGGCGCGAAACGCATGTGTCGCCGGCCGCGCTGTCCTACAACCCGGATTATCCTCTAACGATCGCGCTCGACTTTGGCCGCCGCCCGACCGCGCTCATTGGCCAGGAAATCGGCAACCGGCTCTATCTTCTGTCGGAATTCCGGCTTTACGGCGTCAGCTCTGTGACCTTTGCGCCGGCGCTCAAGCGCGTCCTGGATCAAAACTATCCCGGCGCCAACTGCCAGTTCACCGGCGATCCAAAGGGCCAGGACAAGGGGCAGGCCGACGAACGCACAAGTTACGATGTCTTCAAGCATCACGGCATGATGGTTCGCCCGGCGCCGGTCAAAAACAACCATATCGAAACGCGCATTTCGGCGGTCGAGGCGATCCTTAACGATATGTGGATGGGCGCCCCGCGGCTGATTATCGACCCGACGCGCTGCACAACGCTGGTTGCGGCCATGTCCGGGAAGTATTGCCTGGAAATGACCGACGGCGAGCCAAAGCCGGTCAAGCGCGGGCCGCTCGCCAAGTTTTCCGACATCGCCGACTGCCTGCAATACATGGTGCTGTTTCTCGGCAACGGCCAAGTTCTCACAGGGTCGAACATGAATTCCACGCCGCGGTCGGCAAATGTGCGGAAAGAGCCGCGGAACTTGAGAAGGGTGCAAGCATGAGTGGGGGTCTTTTCCATTCTCCTTTCAGTGATGACGCCACGCAAAACATATGGTGCTTTTGGTTCTCAATCGTCCTGGGGACGGTTATCCTTCTTGCATTCGTGGCGGCCGTTTTTCTTTTCGTCGGGCTCTGGCGGCTCGGGAGCGGCGCAGAGCAACGCGTGTTGAACTATGCCCGCGCCTGCCATTCTGGATCTACGAATTGCGCGAAGCTCGCGAAATGACCGAGGCGGTCGACCTTCTCGGTTCCGAGCTGCGCAAGGCGATCGCGCTCTCAAATTGGGAGTGGGACGCCGAGAAAATCGAGGCGGCTATTCGGCATGGGGAGGCGACGGCCGCAATCGTTCTGGAGCATATCCAGCGGTTTGAAAAAGAAAATCCGAGAGGGTGGGGGCCCAATGCTACAGCCAAGGCACGCCGATGAAATAATCCATTGGGGGGTTGCGTTCTACCCGATGGCCACGACATGGGTTGGCCGGCTCATCCCCGGCCATTTCAAGCACGTCGCCCTGTTCGCCTATTCGCCGGGGACTAAGGCTTGGGTTTTTCAGGAAGTCAATTTCGACGGCGTGCGCGTCGTCCTGATCCCGGACCATTCCGACGGCCTGGCGCTGCTCGGGCAAATGATCGACGGGGCCTCTATCCTGCAGATTGAACGCCAGCATACCGGCCGCGAGGTCACTTACCGCGGCCCGCTGACATGTGTTGCCCACGCCAGCCATGCCGTTGGGCTGGGGTGCGTCGTTCTGACCGTCGATGGCCTTTACCGTGCGCTCATCAAACACGGCGCACAAAGGGTTGCAGGCGATGGGCCAGAGCGTATTTGGCGGCGGAAGTGGTGGCGGCGGCAACCCGCAATCCACATTCATGATGATGATGCTGCAGCAGCAACAGCAGCAGCAAATGCAACAGCAGATTGCCCAGCAGCAGAACACGGCCCAGCAGAACCAGGTGGCGAGCGTCCAGCAGGGCGTCTCTAACGATACTTGGGACATGCTGCGCCAGTTTGGCGCGCGCGGGGCCATGTCGGCGGCCGGCCACGCCGCCCCGGCTCTTGGCGGGGCCCTATGATGGCCGGGCCGGAAGACGACGAAAAGGGCAAAATCGAGGAACTGGAAACCCTGGTCAAGAACCGGCTCCAGGAAGCCCGGCGCCAGAAAGCCCATTTCGAGCTCGATATGCGCGAGGGCTATTTCTTCGCCGCCCCGCATCGGGCCAGGACCGTCAGCTCGCAAAGCCGGGCGCCAACCGTCCGCACGCCGGACGCGACGCTGCTCAATATGTCCTTTGCCTTTGAACTGTGCGACGACTTCCCGACCGTCATAATCAACGCCTTCTTCCCCGAGACGAAGCCCTGGGTGATCCGGAGAGCCGGCCCGATGGTCCCCGAGGACCAAAGAGACGACATTGAGGAAGCCGCGCGAAAGTCCGACGCGACCGTCTTCAAGTCGATCCTGGCGTCAAATTTTTATGAGGAA